ACGTCCCCATCGCCGCATAACTTAAACCAAATAGCCTCCGGGAAACCCGGAGCGGTTCACTCTAACAGGTCCAGCTCTCGCTCTTTAAGGATGCCCCAGCGCTCCGCATCGCGCTGCTGGGAGAAAGAGCGTGATTGGGCTGCAAAACCCCCTCGTCGCACCTGCACTTGCCATTTTGATCCACGCTTGCGGATAGTCGCCATTTCGGTCCTCTGTGACACAGAAGTGACCGGCTTCATTGGCGAGCGATATGCGAGCGGGCAAAAGCCCGCAAACCTAAGCAGAGAATGGTAGGCGGCGACGGGTTCGAACCGCCGACCCTCTCGGTGTAAACAAACGGGCCTGCCCCTAAGAACCTGTATTTTCAGGCTTTCTAGTTTCCAGGTTTCCGGTTTGGTTCCCGTAATTTCGGCTAGTTTCTGGGTACTTTCTGGGAACCTCTGGCCGACCGCCACCATGCCAATGACATCTCGTTTGGCCAATAAGTTTGTAAGCCCTCGGCGAGCGTGCAATTGGCCCGACCTCCTGACTTGATTATCCATACTCGCGTAACAATGTGATGAGATCGAAACCAAAACACCGCGGGGGCGGCATGATTAGAATTGCGCTTTTCAACCACAAAGGCGGGGTCGGTAAGACCACGCTGACCGTTAACATCGCAGATGCGCTGGCCGACCTCGGGAAGAAAGTCCTGATCGTCGACGCCGATCCGCAGTGCAATGTCACTTCATTCTATCTCACTGAGAACCAGCTTGAAGGTCTCTTGGGGGAATCCGATGATGACGGCGCGCAGGCCACCATCTGGTCCGCGCTGAAGCCCGTCGTTGAAGGGCGCGGTGACGTGGCTCCGATTGAACTCTGGAGCGTACCGAACGGCATCAATCTTCTCCCCGGCGATGTCCTCCTGTCCGACTATGAAGAAGAACTGCCGACCGCATGGAACGAGTGCTTTGCTCGCCGCCAACGGGGCTATTCGGTCACGACCGCTCTATCACGGCTAGTCGAGCGTAGCGCTGCATCCGTGGAAGCCGACGTCGTCATGTATGACGTGGGGCCCAACGTCGGTGCCCTCAATCGGGTTGTCCTGCTCGACTGCGACCTGTTCATCACTCCCGTCGCTGCCGATCTCTTCTCGCTGCGTGCTCTTTCAACGGTGGGCCGCTCGGTCGCGAAGTGGATTCAAGACTGGCAGACCATCAGGTCGCTCGCATCTGAAGCTGACCGTGCAACGATCTTTGCGGGCAAGCCGGTCTACGGGGGCTACATCACCTCGGCATTTAAGGTGAACTCAGGGAAGTCTGCAGCAAATCCCCACGCTGACTGGGAGCGGAAGATTGCTCCTCGCGTTCGAGACCGGGTCGTCAATGTTCTCGGCGCTGTCGACTGGGATCTTGCTCCAACCTTCAGCAGCAATAAGGTCGGGGGCGTGAAACACTTCCATAGCCTTGCGCCCCAGGCTCAGACCAATGGCGTCGGCATCGGCAAGTTGCGTGGCTTGGTAAATCCAGGGCACTACGCCACCGTCGATGACGCAAAAATCACGTTCGCTGGACTGGCGAAGGAAATCGCCAAGCGCGCCGGTATCTAGCTCTGAGAGAGGGGAAGGGTGCAAGGAACCGCAAGGCTCGCGTCGCCTAGCACCTGCCTGTGCAGGCCCTGCCTGAGGCCACTTGCAACCCCTCTCAAAGTGCAAGGATAGCGGCACAGAAAGCCCGCGGGCGAGGCGGGGGGAAAAGCGCGGCGCTGGAGGTCGAGGTGGCATGAGGGGCAAGGGGGAGGCCTGGGAGGGCTCTACAGCCTCTCCACGAGGCCAGAGCCCCCTCGCCTTCCGGAGAACCGTGGCAGGCCTAGACCACGGCTAGGGTGCCGTCGGGAAGCTGACGCTGTAGTTTTGATGCCTCGCTCCATTCGGTCGTCATCCACAACTCGAGTTCATCCGGCTCGGTCAGGATCACCGGCATGGCTTTGGGGTGGATGGACTTCACAGGCTCGCTGGGCTCGGTCGTCAGGAATGCGAAGAGGTCGGCCGTGACCTCTCCTTCTTTGAGCTTCCGCACACTCGTCCACTGCGGCACGTAGATGCCGGCGAAGAAGGCGGGCGTTTCAGGATCTCGGCCGACGAGGTCGAACCACACCGGCATGAACTTTCCGTCCGCGTCACGGCCGGGCTCGCTGAAGCTGGTGAAGGGGACAAGGCAGCGGTTCGCCACGTCGTGCCATCGGCGCCAATGAGGGCTGGCCAGATTGCGGACGTTGGTCACGCCCTTGTCGGTCTTCTTACCTTTGAGGGCGAAGGCCGGGGACGGCAGCCCCCAGCGCGCTGTAGTCAGAATGCGGTCATCACCGTCCCAGCGCACGATGGGCGCGCTGTAGTCAGGATAGACGTCGCCCGGCGCCAGGTTGCCGACATCGGAGCGCGCCGCCTTTGCTGCGTCCATGATGGCCTTCGGCCCGGCCTTGTTGGCGTAGAGGTTGCACATGAGCGGAACCGAACACGGCTATCGGACGCTGTCGAGTCGCAGAGGCGGCTGCAGGGACGGTGGCCCGCCAGATTGCGCCGTCCCATTTACGCCTGAGCCGTCGGCATTTCATCAAGGCATGTCGTCCAGCGCGGACTGCGCATATGCTGCTTCAGACCCCAGGGCCGCCGATAGGTGACGCCTGCAGGGGCGAGCGCGTGACGGCCATGGCGCAAGTTCACCGCATCCATGGCCTGCATCAGCCGCGCCCGGCCGGGATCCGGCTTCGACCATAGATCCAGCGGCGCGTCTGCCGGAACGATCAGGCCGTCCAGAATTACCCCGGCCTTGGCGTAGAGATAGCCGTCGGCCCATAGGCGTCGCGCAAGGCGCCCTGCGGCGGCCGACAGAACGAGGCTGTCGGAGGTGGCGACGGGAAAGGCCTCGGTCCCGGCGATCGAGCGCTGCGGGCCGTCGCGGTGGTGCGAGGTGTAGAAGAAGACCTGCAGCTGGGGCGCGACGCGGTCGTGACGGCGCAGCTTCTCGCCCGCCCGCACGGCGTGGGTGCGCACCGCCTGCTCCATCTCGGCCAGCGTTGTGACCGGCCGCCCGAATGACCGTGTGACGGCGATGCCTTTGCGCGCCGGGGCGACGACTTCCAGCGCGCTACAATGCACGCCCGCAAGTTCCAGCGCGATGCGTTCGCCCGAGACGGTCAGGATCTGGCGGGCGGACTTTGGCGGCATGGCGGCCAGATCGGCGGCCGTGCGCACGCCGTGCGCGCCGAGGCGGGCGGACAAGGCCCGTCCGATCCCCCAGACGTCCGCGATGTCGAGCGTCGCCAACAAGGCCGCGCGCCGGGTCGGATGGGTCAGGTCGCACACCCCGTCCATCTCAGGCCGCTTCTTGGCCAGGTGATTGGCCGCCTTGGCCAGGACGCGGGTCGGGCCGATGCCGACGCAGGTCGGGATGCCGGTCCAGCGCAGGACGGTGTCGCGCATCCGACGCGCGTGTTCCTCCGGATCCGGTGCATGGGTCAGGTCGAGGAAGCTCTCGTCTATCGAGTAGATCTCGACATCATCGGCGAAGCATTCATAGACGGCGTTCACGCGGCGGCTCATGTCGCCATAGAGGGCGTAGTTGGACGAGCGAACCCGGCCGCCTGCCTTCAGGTAGCCGTCGCGGATCTGGAACCACGGCGCCCCCATGGGCACGCCCATGGCCTTAGCCTCGGGCGTGCGGGCGACCACGCAGCCGTCATTGTTCGACAGGACGACGACTGGCCGCCCGATCAGAGACGGATCAAAGACCCGCTCGCACGAGCAATAGAAGCTGTTGCCGTCTGACAGGGCATAGACGCGGCCGGTCATCGCACGACCCTGTGCCGGGTCAGCGACCAGGTCACCACGCCCCAGATCGCCGCCTCGGCCGCCTCGTCCAGGACAAGCGGCGGCATGGCCGGGCTGTCGAAGTCCAGAGCAAGGCGGGTGCCGTGACGGCGCAGCCTTTTCACACTGAACAGGCCGTCGATCATGGCGACGACGACATCGCCGGGCTTGGCCTTCAGCGAGCGATCGACCACGACGAAGTCGCCGTCCTGGATCCCGGCGCCGGTCATCGATGAGCCGGCCACGCGCCACATGAAAGTGCTGGCCGGGTTGGTGACGATCAGGCGCGCGGGGTCGAGCGCTTCCTCGACGTAGTCGTCGGCGGGCGACGGGAAACCCGCGCAGACCGCCACCCCCATCAGGGGGATCAGAATTTCAGCCTCTACGCTCACGGTGCAGCTCCAGACCAGCCGACCGACCCGGCGCCGCTCTACGGCGCCGGACCTGCTGGCCTCAAGCTATTTGTTCTATTTTTGTTCCACACCCTGCGCCGGGCTGTGGAGAAGGTCAGCCGCCCCCGGTGATGATCACCTCGCGCGCCTTGTCGACCTGACGGCTATAGGAGACCGCAACCTCCTCGATGTCGAAGCTGGCGAACAACTCGCGCACCTGGGGCCGGTCGTTCAACGACAGGATGAAGCGACCCTTCAGCCGCCCCAGCTGCTCGGCCATGCGCGCGAACTGCTCCCTGCCGAAGCCGTCGCCATAGTCGCGCTCGCATCCGAAGTATGGCGGGTCCAGGTAGAAAAACGCCCCAGCTCGATCATAGCGGTCGATGAAGACGGACCAGTCCAGGTTCTCGATCGTCACCCGCTCGAGACGCTTGCCGGCCGCCAGAAGATCCGCCCCGACATCGCTCGGCCGGAAACGCGAGGCGCCGGTCGAGTTCACGCCGAACTGGCGCTTGCTGACCAGGCCGCCGAAGCTGTTCTTCTGCAGATAGATGAAGCGGGCCGCGCGCTGCAGATCAGTCAGCGGGGTCGGATCGATGTCCCGCTGCCTGAAGAACTCTTCACGGCTGGCCAGCATCCACGCCGTCAGTTCCGTCAGCGCCGTCGGGTGCGCCCGCATGCAGCGGAACAGGTTAGCGACCTCGCCCGACCAGTCGTTGATGATCTCGGCCTTCGGGCGGCTGCGACGGCGGAAGAAGACCCCGCCCATCCCGACGAACGGCTCGGCGTATAGGTCATGAGGCGTGGCCTCGATCATGGCGCATAACTTACGCGCCAGATTACGTTTTCCCCCGATCCAAGGCGCGACGGGGCGAACCGGGCTGACGGGGGTAAGGGAGGTTGCGAACATAGGCGACTCAACAACAAGTAGCGCCCGCCGGTCTGGCCGGTGGCGGGGCGAATGGGGCGTGCACCCCCTGACGTGCTGAGTTGCGGCTCGGCGGCTCGGGTGCGCTAACCCCCGGGCCTCCGCCTCTAAAACCGCGAAGGCCGCCGGCAGCCATCGGCCGCCGGCGATGCGCACAAAAGGCGACGCCTTTGTGCGGTGCGGCCCCTACAAATCCGCCGTCACGCTTCCCCCTCCAGCAGCGCGGAGAGTGCGCCACGCGCGCGCCGCAGCCAGGCTGCAAACCCCGTTACCTGCGCCTCGGGTCCGGTCCAGCCGATCGGCCACCCCATCGCCATCTCGTAGAAGGCCGGGTTCGAGGTCAGGTCGGTGACGAAGGATTCTCTCCCATGCTGGAAACTCACCCGGACGGGGGGCGAAGATCGGCAGGTCTTCGCCGGCGTCGCGCCCAGGGCCTCCAGCATCCGCCACAGCACCGACCAGGTCCGCGCCGCGTTCGACAGGCTGAACTGCCCGCCGCTGCCCTGGGCCGCATCGGCCGGCCCCGTAAAGCGCAGCCTCCCCTGCTCCAGCACCAGGTCGGGAAAGTAGCCCGCATCGCTCGCCGTGGGCGTCGGCCAGAATGAAGAGCCGCTTCCGAACATGAGGCGCGCCCGCTTCAGCCGCCGTGAACAGTCCCGCCGTGACGCCGTAACCCATGCCCTGAAGCTCTCGGGCGACGTCCCCAAAACCCAGGGAGACGTGGCCTTCGACGTTCTCCAGGAAGACCCACCGCGGGCCGACCTCGCGCACGATCCGAGCGACGTCGGGCCACAAGTGCCGCGGATCGGCGTCGCCCCGGCGGTGGCCGGCCTGGCTGAAAGGCTGGCAGGGATAACCGGCAGAGACGATATGAACGCGGCCGCGCCACGGTCGGCCGTCGAAGGATCGCAGATCGTCCCATACAGGCGCCGGAGCCAGGGCCTGGTCGCCCATCCGCGCCACGAGAGCGGCCGCCGCGTGGGCTTCCCGCTCGACGTAACCCACAGTGCGATATCCGGGCTCGGCGATGTGCAGGCCGAGGTCGAGGCCGCCGTATCCGGCGCAGAGAGAGAGGCCGCGCAGTTCGCGGTCAGGACGTCGTTCGGAATGAAGAGCCACAAAGCCCGTTCCCTTTTTCGGTCGCTCCGGCGGCGATCGGATGGGGGCTCGGGGGCCTCAGGACGTTCAGCGCTGAACAGCGCCGGCATTTGATCTCGATCCGGCCGCGCATGGCGCCGACCTCGACCTTGAACAGCAACGCCGCGCAGGATGCGCAGCGCACCGCCTCCAGGGCGGTGGAGGAACTTGAATTACACAACTGGCGACCCGCCGATGTCGCGCCTCAATGGGCGTCGCATTCTTCGCCTGGTTAGCGGCCTGGCGCTTCGGGCGCGCTAACGCCCGGCCCTGTCGGGCGGAGCGTCTATGATCGGGGCCCCGCGCGGCCGCTACAGCGCCGCTTTGTGCGGTGCGGCCGACACAAACGGTTCAAGCGGGCGCCTGGCGCTGATGGAAGCTCACGATCTCTTCCCCCATCCATTCATTGACGGCCTGAAACCGTCTCTGCAACGGCACGATCTCATTCAGGTAGAAGATCCAGTCCGCCTTCTCGACGTCGCCGAAGCCGCCGGCGTTGGCCGGAACCACGCCGAGCAGCTGCGGCGGCACCCGATGCGCGGCCAGGATGTCATCGCGGGTCGTGTTCTTGATCCCCACGAACTCGTCCTTTGCCGCCGCCTCGCCGGGGTGGATCAGCTGGACGCCCTTTTCCTTCCCGTTCGGGATGTGAAGGAACAGGTTCTTGAAGTTCCCGACTCCCTTCGACTTCTCCAGCGCAGCCTCGATCTCGTCGGCATCCTCCTCGCTCAGGCCCGCTTCGTTGACATACATGATGAAGCCAGCGTGGCTGCCGTTCATGTAGTAGCGCCGACGGAACAGCACGGCGGCTTCACCCAGCATCGCCGACGACAGCGCGCTCAGGTAATCTGGAACGCCATAGATCTCCTGATCCAGTCCGGACCGCATCAGCTGAAAGACCGACCCGGGCTCAAAGGCATGGGTCTGCTTTCCGCCCTCCGCGAAGAAAAATGCGCCTTCTTCGATACCGCGACGGGTGTATTTGGCCATCGATCGGCGCGTCGTGGCGATGCCGCCCAGGCGGTTCGACACGCGCTCGACATAGCCGTTGCCGAGAGCAAGAAAGTCCAGCGCCACCCCTTCGAACGTCAGCGGCGACATGAGCTTGTGGGGAATGAAGTCGGCCAGCAGCTTGTTCAGTTTCACCGTAATGGCGCTGGAATGGTGCGGGCTGATGATCGATGCCCGCGACAACGCGGCCATGGAGATAGGCGGCTCGTAGAAGAGACCGTTCCTCCAGCACTCCACGTGATTGAGGAACTCCCGCCGATTCATGATCGGCTCGGCCTCGCCCAGGCTGAAGGCGCGCGCGCGTGCGGGCTTGGCCGCCTCGGCGGCGGTGACGACGTCAGTCATTGGCGAAAACCTTCACTCGCGACCGGCGAACGACGCCGATCGCCGCTTCCAGCGGCTCGTTGTCCAAGGCCTGGAACAGGGCCCAGGCCAGATCCCCGTGGCCGCTTTTCTTGGTTCGGGGGGCTTCATAGGTCAGGTGCCGGCCTGACGACGTCAGCGCGCGGCGGATCGACATCAGGGCGCTGGTCATGTCGACCCAGGTGATCGGGTATTCCAGTCGCTTGCGAGCCACGACGTCCAGCGCCTTGTGAACCATGCGGGTCTTCAGGACCGGGTCGTAGCGATGGCCTCGCGCCTGCGGGAACCACTGCACGACCAGCTGATAGACGGCGTCGCCGATGCCGGTCTTGTCGATGTCGATCTTCGTGACGTTGAACCGGGTCGCCAGCGCCTGAATGCGCCTGGCCTGCTTGGTGAAATCCGAGCCCTTGAACTGTTCCTTCCAGATGACCCGGAACTTGCCCTTGCCTGGCGTCTCGGGCGGCGCGACCAGCACCAGGCCGGCGTTGTCGGCATTCTCGCCGTCGCCGTTCGGGTCATAGGACAGCCAGACCTCGCCCTCGTAGGGCCGACCGTATCCTAGGTGCAGCTTCGTGAAATCGACGTCGTTCCAGACGTCCCATTCCTCTACCTGGCACGGCTGCAGCGCCGCCATGGGAAACACCGACTGGGTGTCGTCCACGAACTGACACATGTAGAGGTTCGCCCAGGCGGCCGGCGACTTCCGCATGCGCAGGCTGACCAGGTCGAACAGGGTGCAGCCCTTGGCCGCAGCGTCCTCGATCGTGACGATCTGACGCCAGATGCCGTCCTCGCACAGCCGCCCGTCCTTCAGGGCCTGGTGTGTCACCTCGAACTCTCGGCGCTCGTCCTTGGGCCGGTCCGCGTTCCAGGCCGCGCCGGTCCAGAACGGATAGGCCTCGTGGGTGATCGAGCTCGGCGTCGAGAAGTAGGTCAGCCGATACTGCTTGTGCGACGCCATCCCTGAGGCGACGTCTTCAAGCGTCTTGAAGCCGTGCACCCAGAAAAATTCGTCGAAGTAGAGATCCCCGTTGTTGGACTGGGCGGTCCGGCTGTTCGTGCCCAGGAAATACAGGGTCGGCCGGGGCTTCGGCAGGCCGGTCTCGGGGTCGTCGCCCCGATCCAGCATGATCTCCTCGCCCGTCAGGTCGACCCCCACGGTCAGCTTGACGAAGTCGATGATGTATTTGCGGAAGACGTGCGCCTGGCGCTTCGAAGCCGACAGGAAGATCTGATTGTTCCCCGTCTCCATGGCGTAGAGCAGGGCTTCGCGGGCGAAATAGAAGGTCGCGCCGATCTGGCGCGACTTCAGGATCATCCGGTGGCGCTGCTGGCGCTGGACGTGCCACTCGTGCTGATACCCGAACATCTCGTCCAGGTGCCGCTGCAGCAGAACCTCCAGCTGCTCCTCGGTCAGGACGTTGCGCCGCGGCTTGGCCTTCTCCTTGGCGTTCCGGTTCGCGACCTTGTCGTTCAGATGGCCGGTGTGCCCGCCTTCGCCTTCGAACTTCCGGACGCGGGCGATAGTGACCATCTGCCGGCCCAGCAGATCGATCTCCTTGAAGTCCCGGCCTTGCTTCAGCCCCTTCCAGATCAGGGTGATGATGCGCGCCTCGAGCACGCCTTCGACGCGCTGCAGGGATGACGAGGCGTCCCAGCCGTCGCGGTTCTTCCAGCTGGCGATCGTGCCCTCGGGCACGTCCAGGAACTCCGCGATCGCGCTCGGCCGCCAGGCCGACCAGTAGAGGAACTTGGCGAAGCGCCGGGGATCCAGATTTTCGCTGATCGGAAAGCCGACGGCGTCGTTGCGCGCCAGGATGGCGCCGATGTCGTCGTCGCCCCCGTCGGCCGGTCCTTCCTGCTTTTTCGGGCGCTGCCTCATGGGGGCGGACGCTACCCGCGGGCCCTGCTCCGGCTGGACGCCGCCCTGTTGTTGCGGCCGCACGGCACAAACGCATCGCCTTGAGGACGAAGGCGATCAGGGGGCGATCTGGCGGCTCTCAGCGCCGGCCTGTTCGCCGGCCGTCGATCAGACCGCTACCGAGGCCCGAATGTCCAAGACCAAGTTCTTCCGCGTCGCTGTTGAAGGCCAGACCGCGACCGATGGTCGGACGATCACCCGCGAGATGCTCACGGACATCGTCAGCACCTTCAACACCGACACCTACGGCGTGCGGATCAACATGGAGCACCTGCGCGGCTTCTCCGACAAGCCGCCGTTCAACGCCCTGGGCGACGTCCTCGCCGTCAAGGCGCAGGAAGACACCCTTCAGATCGACAACAAGCCGGAGAAGCGCCTGGCGCTCTACGCCCAACTGGACCCGACCGACGACCTGGTCGAAATGAACCGCCGGCGTCAGAAGGTCTTCACCTCCATCGAGCCCCAGCCGAACTTCGGCGGCACCGGGAAATACGGCCTGGTCGGCTTGGCCGTCACCGACAGCCCCGCCTCCCTCGGCACCCACCGCCTGGAATTCAGCGTCAAGAAGGACGACCCGGCCGCCGCCGAGATCAAGGCCGACCTGGACCGACGCAAGTCGTCTCCGGAGAGCTTCTTCTCCAGCGCCTACGAAACCCGCTTCGAGCTTGAGGACGACACGCCGGCGCAGCCCGGCGCCCTGGACAAGCTGGTCGAGATCTTCAGCGGTTTGGTCGGCAAGAAAGAGGAATCGAAGCCGGAACCCAAGCCCGAAACCCCACCGGCCGGCGGTGATCAGGGCTTCGCCGCCACCATGCTGGCCTTCACCTCCGCCCTCAAGGCCGACCGCCAGGCCGACCAGCAGGCTTCCGATCGTCGCTTCAGCGCCGTCGAGCAATCGATCGCGGACCTGAAGACCAGCCTCGAGTCTCAGCCGCGCTCGACCTTCACCGCCCGACAGCCGGCCACCGGCGGCTCCGGACACATCCGCGCCGACTGCTGATCCCCGCCCGGCCCCTCGCTCACTCCCCCTCGCGCCCCCTCACGCCCGGACCCCACGATGCTTGAATCTACTCGCCAGCTGTTCCACCGCTACCTGGAGGACCAGGCCGAACTGAACGGCGCCGACGCCGGCGCCGCCGTCGCCGGCAAATACTTCTCGATCTCGCACCACTTCTCGGCGGACGAGCCCTCGGTCCAGCAGCGCCTGATCGACAAGCAGGGCGAGGATTCGTCCTTCCTGGGCGCGATCAACATGGTGACGGTGCCGGAGATCAAGGGCGAGAAGCTGGGCCTGGACGTCAACAGCCCGATCGCAAGCCGGACCAAGACCAACCCGAACGGCACCGTCGGGCGCAAAACGACCGACGTCTCGACGCTGGACGATGACGGCTACGAGTGCCGCAAGACCAACTCGGACACCCACATCACCTTCGCCAAGTTGGACCTGTGGGCCAAGTTCCCGGACTTCCAGGTCCGGGTCAGCAACCACATCCGCAAGGCTCAGGCCCTCGACCGCATCCGCATCGGTTTCAACGGCCGCAGCGCCGCCGACAATACGGACAAGGTCGCGAACCCGCTGCTGGAAGACGTCAACATCGGCTGGCTGCAGAAGTACCGGACCAAGCGCCCGCAGGCCGTATTCTCCTCGGGCGCCACGGCTGGCAAGGTGATCGTCAAGGCCAGCGGCGGCGGCGACTACCGCAACATGCACTCCCTGGTCATGGACGCCGTCCATAACCTCATGCCCAGCTGGGCGCGCAATGACCCCGGCCTGGTCGCCATCCTGGGCGACGACCTGCAGCACGACGTCTTCTTCCCCCTGGTCGACGGCGAGAACAAGCCGACCGAGATGATCGCCGCGGATCTGCTGCTGGGCGCCAAACGCCTCGGCGGCAAGCGTCCGGCCACCGTGCCGTTCATGCTGCCCAAGTCGCTGTTCATCACCAAGCTGTCGAACCTCTCGATCTATGAGCAGGAAGGCAAACGCCGTCGCAAGGTGAAGGAGGACGACGAGTTCGATTGCATCCGCACCTACGAGTCGACCAACGAGGATTACGTGGTCGAGGACTACGACTTCGGCTGCCTGGTCGAGAACATCGAGTTCCAGGACTGACCCTGACGGGCGGCGTCGGCCGCCCGCCTCCCTCTTCTCCATCCCGAAAACCGAAAACCGTTGATGTCCCTGATCGCCAAGCTCCGCGCCCAAGAGGCCGCCCGCAAGCTCGCAGAAGCCAATGGCGAAAGCTTCGTCTCGCACGATGCGCCGGCGACCGCCGCCGACGCCGCCGAATACACCGATGCGCCCGTCGCTCCCGTCGCGGATCAGGAAGAGCCCTATTCGCCCCGTCTGTCGCCAGCCCGCCGGCATCGCCAGACCGTGATGGCCAGCCTCGCCGGCCGCGCGATCAGCCCGATCTGGACGGACGGCGACTTCGTTCCGCCCCAGGCCGACAATGACGCGCCCTCGTCCACGGAAGAGGCTCATATCCGCCTGCAGCTGATCGATCACCAGCGCAGCCTGAAGGCGACGATGTCGGTTAAGGCCAAGGAAGCCATGAAGCAGGAGTTCCTGCCCCTCTATGAGGGCTGGATCAACGGCGTCCTGGCCGCCAACTCCGGTCTGAACGACGAAGTCCTGACCACCATCATGATCTGGCGCATGGACGTGGGTGACTACGTCGGCGCCATGCCGATCATCGAATACGTGCTGAAGCACAACCTGCAGCTGCCGGATCGATTCAAGTCCACGGCTCCGGTCTTCATCGTGGACACTATCGCCGACGCTGCGCTGAAGGCCTTCGCCCTGGGCGACGAAGCGGCGGCCGCTTTCCCGTCCGGCATCCTAGGCCACCTCGAGGATCTGATCGACGGCATCGACATGCACGATGAATGTCGCGCCAAACTCCAAAAGGCGATCGGCAAAGCCATCCTGCTGGGCGGTGACGAAGCCGACCGCCGGTCGCGCGCCGGCGAAGCGCTGAAGCGCTACCTCAAGGCTTTAGATCTGGACGACAAGGTCGGCCTGAAGAAGGACATCGACAGCCTCCAGCGTGAGCTCAAACGCTCCGAGCCGGGCGACGAGCGTTCGGCCGACCAAGCTCCGTCCGACGAAACCACGGCCGAGGCCCCTCCCGCCGAGCAATCCGCTCCGGAACCGGCCGAACAGAACACCTCCGATACGCCGTCTGACGACGGCTGACCCTCTCGCCCCCCGGCGCTCGGCGGCGGGGCTGGTCCGACGACAGCGGATTCGTCCGTCTGAACGTCCGTCCAGCCCCCCACCGCCGTAGTCAAAACCTGAAAGCGCGCCGGGTTCGTCGGCGGATAGAAGGAACACCGTTCGTGTCCGGCTTCGTCTTCACACCTCAGAATGCCGACGCAGACGTCCCGCCCGTCGAAGCGCCTGATCTGGTGAAAGGCGACGGCTTCTGGCCCGACATTAATATCACCGACGTCCGCGACGTCGTCCGCCTGGACACCACCATCACGCCCGCCCGCCTGCGCGACGCCGTGCGCCAGGCCATGCTCGACATCGCGGCCGCCCTGGCCGACTGGCGTGCAGGACAGGAAGCGGCGGGCATCAACACCCTTTCAGACGTGCCTTCTCGAATGAAGGTCGACGGCGTCAGCGACTACGTTCTGCGCTGGTCTCGCGCCGTCTATTCCGTGGTGGGCGCCGATCTGGGCGAACGCCTGGTCAGTCAGACCGCCTCCACCGCCGGCGTCGATCGGGCGCAGGCCCTCGGCCAGGACGTGCTGGTCCATCAGAGGAACGTGTCGTTCGCCGTCCGCGACTTCCTGGGCCGGCCGCGCATCCGGGCGCGGATGATCTGATGTCCGACCTCACCGCCCCCCTGCCTGTCCAGGCTCTCCCCGGCGAACGCCTCGATCAGCTGGTCTTCCGCGCACTCGGCCGGACCAGCGCCGCGGTCGAGGAGGTGCTCGCCGCCAATCCCAACCTGGCCGACCTGGGCTCGACCCTCCCGACCGGCCACGTCGTCACCATTCCCGTCGCCGCAGCCCGGCCGGCTGACGCGCCTCAGGTCCAGCTCTGGAAATGACCATGGCCAAGACCCCCGTCACCTTCACCATCAGCCTCCTGCAGCTGTGCTTCGCCGTCGGGGTGCAGATCATGGTCGTCGCCATCTCGATCGGCGGCCTGTTCTCGCGCGTCGAGGCGATGGAGGCGGCCGTCCAGCCGATCCAGCGCGGCGACTTCGCCCGCCTGGACGAGCGCGTCCAGCACATCCAGGGCGACATCGCCTGGATCCGCGCCCAGCTGGAAAAGGAGCGCGATCGATGAGCCGCCCCCTGCCCGAGGCGCAGTGGCTCTGGCGCCGGTTGTTCACCTGGGCCGTGACCGGCTGGGCGCTCTTCACCCTGCACGGCCTGATCCAGCGCATGCCCGAGGGCGATCTCCTCCCGATCGCCACACGCCTGATCCTGCTCCTGGGCGGCCTGGTCGCCTTCTACCTGATCGGCCCGACCGCCGAACACATCATCGCGCTCGTGCGCGCCTGGCGAGGAGAAAAAGCCAATGACCGTTAAGTCCGTCCGCTATCTGGTCGTCCATTGCGCCGCCACGCCTCCATCACGCGACATCGGCGTGAAAGAGATCCGCGCCATGCACCTGCAGCGCGGCTTCCGGGACGTCGGCTATCACTACGTCATCCGTCGCGACGGCCGGATCGAAAAGGGCCGCCCCGACAACGTCGCCGGCGCCCACGTCAGCGGCTTCAACAGCATCTCCCTGGGCGTCTGCCTGGTCGGCGGCGTCGACGCCAAGGGCAAGCCCGAGGACAACTTCACGCCCGCCCAATACGCCGCCCTGGCCCAGCTGCTGCGACAGCTGAAGGCGTCTCACCCGACCGCCCAGATCCTGGGCCATCGCGACCTTTCTCCCGACAAGAACGGCGACGGCAAGATCACGCCGAACGAATGGCTGAAGGCCTGCCCCTGCTTCGACGTCCGCGCCTGGATCTCTTCGCTGGGCGGGCTGTGATGAAAGCCCGAACGCTCAACTTCGCCTCGCCGGTCGGCCGGGTCATCCTCCTGATTGTCGCCGGCAGCCTCGCCGGCGTCGTCCTGGGCGCGCTCGGCTTCCGCTTCGACCCCTTCGACAGCCTGCAGAAGCGCGCGGACCGGGCGGAGGCCTCGGCCGCCGCCGCGAACACCGACGCCGCCGCCCGGCGTATCGAGGCC